ACAAATCGTTTGCACTCATCACTAGGACAAGGAATGCGCCGGGCTTGTTCAGAGAACTTCTTTGCTGCTGCTCTGCCTTTGGCATGGAGACCATAGACATCTGCTGCAAATTCTACTGCCCACGGCTGAAACAAAGTGTAGTCAAGGTGTGCCAGGTGGAACGAGCAGGTGGCATCCACCTCTGCCTCAGTCGTTGGCGCTTTGTCTAGGTAGGCAGGTGGTGTCAGCCCACGCCCAATCCGAATCGGCACTTCCCACCCATGCAGGATGTGGAGCAGGTCAGTTGCCATTGAGAAGTCCAATGCGTTGACATTGATGCCGATTGAACGCTCTGCACTCACCGCGCCCGATCCTGTCCTTGCAGGGGCAAGATGCTCACTTGACTCATGTTGCAGGGCAGGAAGTTCAACAAGGCACGCCTTGACCTTCAGCTCACACACAATGCACGCGCCCTCTTTCTTGGTCGCTCGTTGGCAAATGTTGCAGTTCATCAGAAAGGAACTCCTTCGTACTCTTGGATTGGCTTTGGCTTGCCCCAATAGGCAGGTGCCATGTCAGGTGTTTCAAACAGGTGCATGGTCGAACATAGGTGGGTGGCAAGGGTGACGGCGTTGGGATTGGTTCCCATTGCAATCCGACTTGAAGTTCTCCTGACTGCCTCAAATGAAATGACAGTCTTGTGGCATTCATAGGTTCTTGCACCCTGCAAAATCTTCACGATCTCTTCGGCAATGTTGAGTCGAGCCGTATCAAGTTTCGTGTCAAATCCTGCCGATGATAAACCATGCCAAATAAGTTTTCCACAGGCTCGGCAGTTTATTGGATGGAAGTTGAAATTCATTAAGATAACCGATCCGTGAGCGTGCCACCGAACCGCGCCCCGCGCCCCTCTAAAGAGGGGGCGCGTCGGCGCGGTTGTCGGCAGTATGCCGAGAAATTAGCGGATTGGTTCGGCGCGGTTCGGCGCGGTTGCATCATCAAGAGTTATCCACAGGCAAAGTCTCAAGAGTTCGGACATCATTGATCACAAAAGTTTTCTTGTGCTTGAACAATTTCTTTTGTCCTTCCTCTTTCATCAACATGTGACCACTCATGACCAACGATGTCAGAGCCGCAGAAATCTCGGTGTTGCCAATCTTATGACCTTCTTTACGAATCTTTTCTCTGATCTCATTCAAACCCATCTCATATCCGTGTGCTTCCATAAACTGTGAGACCAACTCAAGGCGAGAGTCGGCAGATGCAACTGCAACTGTTCCACCTGAGATTGACACCGAGATTGACCCATCCTTGCCGTTTCGGATATTGGCAACGCCAAGTGTCTTTGCATCAGGGCAGAGGGCGCGGACATAGCCAGGGCGATCTTTAGTGACCTTCAAATCCAATGCACCGTCAATGCCTCTGCCAAATGGCAAGGACACATCACAGGCAATTGCCACCCCATCAATATCTGCTCGCTTGGCTTGAGCGCCGATGGCATAGTTGCCTCGATTGTCCTTAGATTTGGTCACATGGTCAATGGTCAGGATTCCTGATCCAAATATCTTCAAAGGCTTGAGAACCTTCTGTGTGAAGGTGGTTGCATCCTTATTCTTTTCCAAATCAAGCCCAAGCAGGTTCATCGCAGCATTGACACCATCTACGACAATGAGCGTTGGCATGAACTTGCCAATCTCGGTTTTCATAATCTCACCGATGCCCTCACCCAATGGTTCATCAGGATTGGCATACTTGAACGACTTTAGCTTTGTCATGTCGCATTTGAGGGTCTGAAGGCGGTTAAAGATGCCTCGTGCAGAATCCTCAAAGTCAATGTAGAAAACACAGTTACCCTTTGCTAACTCCTGTCGCACCGCTTCAAGTGCCACCCAAGTCTTGCCTGATTCAGACTCACCGAAGAGTGCGTTGACCTTTCCTGCATAGAGGATGCAGTTGCCATCCTCACGGCGAAGTATTGAGGGTGGCGGTTCTTCTTCAAAGTTCTCATTCCAAATCTCGCGTGGAATCCAAGAACTTGTGGCAACTTCCTCATTCTCATCATGTAACTGCACCATTGATGGCGCGTGAATCTCTAACCCTGCCCAATCAGTTTTCAGCTCTTGAGAGGCACCATATCCCTTCTCACGCAAGGCTTTGGCTGCCTGTTTGAAATCTCCATTGTGTTCAATCTGTGCGTAAGCGGCAAACTTCGAGTATGAGGATTCAGCGTTGAAGATGGTGCTTGTTGAAAATACAAACAGTTTGTCATTGCCGTTGAAGTTTGTGGTGGCAGATACGCCTTCATTCTTGCCTGGTCTGCGCCATGCGGTGGCATCGCCCTTTGAATACACCTTTGTCCACCCAAGAGGTTCAAGGATAGATTCCCAAGTGACTTTGGCGTTGTAATCATCACCTGCCGACAAGGATGAGTCATCTCGCTTGACCACATCTGCCTGAATGGATTCAACTTTTGGCATCTGATCAAACATCGCAAAGAGGTCATGCAAGGCATTTCTTTGCTGCATCGTAATTGTTGGGATGGTCTCGATTGAACCGCCAATCAATGTCCAATTGCCACCTGATGGGTGTGTGGTGCCACCTGAAGGTGCGGTGATAGTGAACCCACCTTGACCACGAGTCTCGGCAAGCACATCATTGCCACCTTCACCTGGTTTTCGAGCCAACTTTGTGTTGCCAGGAACTTCGCCATCTGAAATCTTGTAAAGCCAATGAAGCCCACCTGAAGGTGTCATCTCCACATAGCCTGAGTTCAACTGCTCCCATAACTCTTTCAACCCTGAGTTGTTGGCGATCTCTGCAATCTCAAGATGTATCTTTTGAGCTACGGCCCGACCTTCAAGTTCAAGCATCTCAAGATTGCCAGAGACCTTGCCGGTGACAACGCCGATGCCGTCAACACCATTCTTAAACCACATCAACAATTCATCTGTGTTGGGCAGTTCCTCTTGAAAGCGTTGCCAGGCAAAGGCAGGTCGCTTGGAACCGTCATTGGCAACAGGAACGACAGAGATGCCTTCTTTTAAGAACCGCAGGGCGATTGGCAGTAGTTCATTCATAGTGGCAACTCATTGGATTTATTTGCCAATGCAAAGTCAATGCGTGCTTGTGCAATTGCCACATATTCAGCCGATTGATCTATTCCAATGAAATCAAAACCTTCATAGGCGCACGCTTTGCCAGTTGAACCTGAACCCATAAACGGGTCAAGCACAATGCCGTTGGGCGGTGTCACCAGGCGAATGAGGTATTGCATCAATGATGTTGGCTTGACTGTTGGGTGGTGATTGGCGCGTGGTAAGTTTGGTTTGGAAGGTTGATCACCAATTTTGCGCGCATTGGAAATGTCAGCGTTGCCCTCAAAACTTCCAGTAACAACTTTCTCAAACCCCTCAAGTCCTTCATTCCTATCACGCTTGCTTGCTTTGGCGCAGTAAAAGAATCGGGCGGCGCTGCCACTGTCATCGTGACCGCCTCGTTCTCGTTTTTGTAGCCCCAATCCATAAATCTTTTCGCCTGGAATTTGACCGCCCATTCCACCTGATTTGCTTGGTTTCGTATCAGGAAACAACGCCACTACCTCATCACTGCCATCGTGAATGAAGTTGGCAGGGAAGCGGCCTGCGGAATGTGGTTGACTCATTTCGCCATTGCGACCTGAAGCATCGAATGGCGCATTGCTATCTGAACGCGACCATTGCGGCACACTTGGCACTTCACCTTCAACCCGCGTACCGTCAATGTTCAACCCGCCAACGCCAAAGGTCAGCACATTATTGGCAACAGTGCCTTCCAACGGCTTGCGAGCAAGCACCATTGGTTCGTGTGCTGGTTTGAGTGCAGTGCCCCAGCCTTGCCATTGTGCAGCTCGTTCAGTTGAATCACCAACCTGTTCTAGTTGATTGATGGTTGTGTTGTAACCGCCTGCACCTTCGGCGTTCATAAATCCAACGCCACTTGCAGGCTTTTCTAAAAACTCAACGCCATCAACTTTGTTAATTGCCTTTTCAATGTTATGCGACTTGGGAAAGCCTGACCCATACACCCACATAATTTGATCGCGGATTTGAAACCCTGCATCTTCAATGGCAACGGCCATGCGGTGATAAGTGCGACTGCCACTAAAAGCAATGAGATGGCCACCAGGCTTAATCACTCGCAACGCCTCTTGCCATACCTCAATGTTAAAGGCAATGCCACTTGCATCCCATGACTTGCCCATGAAACCTAGCTCGTAAGGCGGGTCGGTGACAATTGAATCCACCGAGTTGTCAGGCATCGCTTTCATTGCCTCAATGCAATCTGCGTTAATTAGTTTCATCTTCCCCCACCATTCTTGAAATGATCCACTCAACGACAGGAACTGCAACTGCATTGCCCATTTGCTTATATCGGTTTGAATCTGCCTGACCTGAAGTCCAATCATCAGGAAACCCTTGAAGGCGTTCACATTCAACAGGTGTCAATCGGCGAACCGTTGAAGATTCCGCAAGAAACAATTGTGCATGATGAGATTGTGGTGATGGCAAATGACCTTGAAGGGTCAATGATGTTTCTGTTTCGGTAGCACTAAAATTATTCGCTTTCGCATCTTCTCTGACTGAATATGCAACTGCCATTCCTGAACCACCTGTTCTCAAAGTTGGCGAGTTTGTTTCACTTGGTTGAGCATCTAAACCTTGCGTGTGACTAAAAATCATCGGCACATTTCCCCCACCTGTTCCATACCTTGAAATTACTGTTGGCACAATGCCATCTTCATACACTCTGACATCATCAACACGAGTTCCGTCAATGATCAAAACTGTTGCAAACGCTTCACCGTTGTTGTCCATTGCGTTCAATGTTGGCACTACCCCCCCGAAATCCAAGTTTCATAATCATTCACATTTTGTGCGCGTTTAGCTTTCGTGAACGATAAAAGATTCACTCCCACCCCCAAGAACGCCACCTGATGCCTTGAGAGTGCTTACGCCTTGTT